TTTTAAACAGTGAGAAAGGAAGAGTAGTTAGTGCTTTAAGAGCAACTAGTAATATTACTCTTAACACTACTTATGATAACGTGTTTGCTGATACTGATGGTGGAGCTTTTACTATTACATTACCTGCTGGTGTGAATGGTACTAAGTATAGGATTATAAATTGTGGTAGTAGTGGATATGATGTTACTATTGCTCCCACTGGTGCTGAGAAAATAACTGGAGCGAATGCTAGTATATCATTACCTGATAGTGATATTATTATATTAGTATATCAAAGTACGGAAGGGTGGTGGTAAAAAATGAAAGGTGAGAAAATATGAGTAGATTAGATGGAACGAAGAATATATCAAAGTTTGGTGGAAGTATTTGAAACGTGAAAGGAAACAAACTAGACTTTTTCAAAAATGTAAAGATTTAGAGTATAAACTTGGAACTTATTATACTGGAGAGTATAAGGATTGTTTTGAAACTAATGTTATTTGGATGAAAGAGTTTTATTACGAGTTTAATCATGGTGATATTTTGAATACTTATATTGATTATAAACTTTATTTAAAGAAGTGTTTAAAGGATGTGAAGAAACAATGAAGGTTAAGAAATCTTATAATAAATTAGATAAGAATGAAAAGGTTAGATTAACATCTTTTTTTAATACTTTTAACGCTTTTGAAAGTATGACAGAAGAAGAGAGAGTGAAAGGTAAGAAAGAGTATTATAAACGTGGAGGTTGGAAATTAGTATGAATGAAAGAGTTTTAAGTTATGCAAATTTTGTATGGACTTTTAATAAATTGAAAGAGAAAGGATTAGATATAATGAAGTATTACGTTCAGGACAAGTATTGTTTTGAATTAAGGTTTAATATTGAAGGTGTTGAGTACGTTTGCGTTGTTAATAATATGGAGATTCCTGTTATTAAAAGCAGGTATGATGACCAGAATAGAACTGAAATAATTAATAGACCAGTGGAAGAAGTTAAACTTGTTAGTGATAAAGACATTGTTTGGTTCAAGAATGAGGAATTAATTGATTATATGGAATGTATTAGCTTTTAGGTTAAGTATTTAAACAAGTTAAATTAGTATTCTTATATTGAGTTAGTTGTTATTGTACAGATTAGGTATAATAATGGTTGAAGAAAAACAAATTTTAAAATTATTTATGCCAATAGTTCGTAAAGCTGTTGGTAATGGTGAATATAAGATTAGTGCAATTCTTTCTGATGATAGTCTTGACCGTGATGATGAGATGATGAGTAAGAGTCTTGTTAAAAGTTGGGCTAATAAAGAAAGTTTACCTGCTCTTATGGACCATAAGAATAGTATGGATAGTTATCACGCTGATTGGGAGAACATACGATATGAAGAGATTGGTGAGAATGGTGCGTTGATGGCTGACCCAGTTACTTTTCCCACAACGAGAGGTAAAGAATTAGCTATACAGTTGAAGTATGCTAAGAATATTGGTGTTAGTATTAGTGCTATTCCATTAGAACATGAGTTTATTGAGAAAAGTTTTGATGGTGTTAAGAAGAAGATTAAAGTTTATACTAAGGCTAAGATATTAGAAGCTAGTTTTATACCTATTCAGAGTAATGAGCATAGTCGAAGTATGCGTATTGCTAAAAGTTTTAGTATTAATAAAACTTCTGTTGAAGTTGAAAATATTGAAAATAAAAATAATAATAAGGTGAAAAAAATGGAAGATTTAGAAAAAATGAAAGAAGAAAATTTGACTTTAAAGAAAGAGTTAGAAGAATTACAATTGTTCAAGAAAGAAGCTATTGTTAAAGCTGAAGAAGAAGCAAAGGAAGAAGAGAAGAAAGAAGAAGAAGCTAAAGCTACAGAATTGAAGAGTTTGAAAACTGAAAATTTGACTTTAAAGAAAAAAATTAAAGAAACAGCTCATATTCAAAAAGGATTAGACGAACCTAGTCCTGATGGTGATGATGATGTTAGTAAAACTTATGATTTAAAAGATAGGTTAAGAAAATTGTACAAGGTGAATAAGAAATGAGAAAAATAGGAAATTATTTTGGAGCTCTTGAAGTAAGCGAGGAAGGTGCTTGGGCTGAGGGTTTTCAGAAAATGGGAGTTTATAATAATCAACAAATTGGTGGAATCCGTGGAGGAGCAATTCCTACAGGTAGAGGAATAACAATTAAAGATTTTGTTAATACTGAAGCTATTGTTATGAAAGCTGGTAGTAGAACAACTCTTACAGACGAGTATGCTATTGGTACTGATTTAAGTGCTACAAGTGGTAGTATGCCAGGAATATTACCTTTAGTGGTTCAGCCAGGAATTACTGATACTATATTACTTGACCATCCTTTTTATGCAATGACTGCAAAAAGGGCTACGAAGAGTAAGTATATATCATGGAATAAGAGAACTGCAAGAGGAAGTGCTAGTTGGAAATACGAAGACCCAGCAATGGAGCCAGTAGTTGATACAATTGGAAGAAGTGTTATTCAGATTAAAAGTGCTTACAGTGTAAGACGTATTACAAAGTTTGATTTAAAGGCTAGTGAGTTCTTTATTAATATGTTAAGTGTGGAAATTAATAGTGCTACAGAAGCAATGCTTGATTTATTAGAAGATACAATGATTACAGGAGATGCTAGTACTTACGCTTACGAGTTTAGTGGATTAGATAATTTAATCACAACTAATACGGAAGACCAAAGTAGTGCTGAGTTAACTCTTGATAAGATTGCTGAATTGGTTAGATGGGCTAAACAAGGAGCTAAAAGTAGTCATAGTGGTACTGGAAGACCTAATTTGCATTTAACAAATACTGTAGATTATGATAAGATTAAAGCATTAATAAGACCTTGGTTAAGGTATAATGATACTAATGCTTTGAATTGGGGAATAGAGTCTTATAGTATTGAAGGAAGAAAAGTTGTTACAAGTCCGAAATGTAATATCACTGCTGGTAGCAGAAGATGGTACGTTTTAGATATGAGATATTGGTATCTTGGAATGTTACAAGATATAACTTTTGAAGATTTACCGCAAGATGCTGATGCAAAGAAATTCATGCTTAAAGTATATTGTGCTTTAACTTGTGAAGATGAAAGTAAGAATGCTATGGCATATGGTATAGGAGCATAAGAGGTGAGATGAGATGACAGCAATAGATATAGATGATTGTACAGTGTACAAAGATATTTTACCTAGTGGTTTAATTAATTTAACAGTAATTACTCCAGCAACAGCTGATGATGGTGATACTATAGCAATTACAATGGCTAATTATGGTATGACTACATTTATTAAATGTGTAGGAAGTTATCAAAGCACTGCTGATAGTATAGCAGTTGAAGTAGCTTTTACTACAGCAGTTTCTAGTGGAACTTTAACAGTTACATTGGATAGTACAGCTGGTAGTAATAAGGTAAGAATAGCAGAAGTTAAAGGAAAGAGTGTGTGATTAAATATGATATTTAATCCCGAAGATGTTTATCCTAACATGGGAAGTGCGAGTGGTGTTAAAGTAACTAAGCCTTGGACTTTTCTTGGTGGAATGAATGGAACACTTATTGGTAAAACTGGAAAGATTTACTATGTTGATGAAGAGAATGGTAGTAGTGGTAATGATGGATTAACTCCTGAAACAGCATTTGATACAATTCTTGCTGCAACAGCATTATGTCGTGATGACTATAGTGATGATGCGCAATACTACATTTATATCTTTCCAGGAACTTATACAGAAACAGACGACTTGAGATTGTATGGACATGGAATGCACTTAATCGGCATAGGGCAACCTGGAGCTGATAGTGGTGTAAACATATTAGCAACTAATTGTACAAATGGATGTATTTTATTAGCTGGTGCTAATTGTTCAATTGAAAATATTGAATTTAGATGTGACATAGATGTTCCAGGAATATTTGTGATTGCTAGTGATAATAGTATTATTAGTAATTGTACATTTAAAGGAACTAGTGGAACTACAACTAATGCAATATTAGTTGATGATATGCGAACTTCAATAATAGAAGGATGTACATTTGGTGAAGCTGGTGGAGATTTCGAGAGAGGAATCTTTTGTGAAAGTGGAGCTGATAAATATTTAATTGATAGTAGAATTACTAACAATAAAATGTATGCTGATGGTGCAGCAGCAATGGGAATTAGAGTACATGCTGATGTTGTAACTTATGGAACGGTTATTGATAGAAATTTCATTAACCTTGGTAAAGCAACAGGTGCTAGTATTGGAATTGATAATAATGCAAGTGGAGT